CATATCCAATGAATGCAATTCGGGAAGAATTTTAGTTTTTACTTCTTTCTTAAGCTTTGCGGCTTCTTTTTCTATTTTTTGTTCATATAATATTTCTCTAAGTTTTTTCATTTTTTGCTCTCCCCTATTTATTTAGATTATTCCGCCTTCAATAAAAATTTCTATTTGATTCCTCTTGTCTTCACTCAAAGATGATATTATTTCATTCATCCTGGTTTTGTCTTTTTTAATAATTTCAATTAGTTCATTTATCGAGTGGTCTTTTGATATTGATGAAAGATGTGCTCTGATGGTTTCGTCTTTTTCTTTTATAAGCAAATAGTTATCTATTGAATTTAAAATATGTTTCATATCACTAATTATTTATATTTTTTTAATGGATTTTCAATAGAAATATATAAATATATATGAAAATAACCTTTTTATAAAGGAGAGAGATAAATGAAGTATGATTCACAATCGCCTTCCATAGAGGAGAGAGAGCCTTGCATCGATCAAATAATTGAAAGACTTGCAAGGATAGAAACAATTGTTGATATTAAATTTAAGGAAATTGAAAAGGCACGTGAAGTATCATGGGATCAATTAGAAAAAGAATTAACCTTGGCGAAGGAGGTTCATGATAATGACCGTACTAGTTCTGCTTCTTCGCTTGAATATAAGCTGCAAACTATGAACAACTTCCAGAGAAGAATGGAAAAACTTGAAGCAGAATTTGTTACAAATAAAATATTGAATGATGAAGTAAATAAATTAAGCGTAAAAATAGATTCAGAATTAGGAAAAATAAAGCAAAAAATAGATGCAGATAGAAAAATTATTCATATTGGTATAGGTGTTGCCGTTTCGTTTCAATTTTTAGTTGGTATTGTAGCATTGATATTGAGACATTTGGGAATATAATGGTGAGGATTTTATTATAAATATAATCGAAACTGTAGAGGAGGTAATATATGTTAGTAATAGACGCTATTGCAAACGCAGCAACAAGTATATTCGGAATCATCGATAAGTTTGTCCCCGACAAAGATCTTGCAGCTAAAATGCAAAATGAGATAAATATTAAACTCATAGATACTCAAGCACAATTGCAGCAAGGTCAAATTGATATAAATAAGATTGAGGCTGCTAGTACAAATGTTTTTGTTTCAGGATGGAGACCTGCAATTGGGTGGGTTTGCGCTTTTGCTCTATTCTGGCAATTCGTAGGATATGATATGTCTCTATGGCTTATTGCTGTTACCAAATCAACTCTTGTTGCGCCAAGGTTGATGGGTGGTGAAAATTTGATGGAGTTGGTACTTGCCATGTTAGGTTTGGCTGGTTTTAGAACATTCGAGAAATCAAAAGGAATTGCAAGTAAATAAAATAAAAAGGAGATAAAAATATGAGATTCTATAATTTTATTAAGGAAGAAAAGGAACCTGATATTGTGAAAAAGGCACTTGCCATAGGCGAACCAGAAGTAGGGGAAGATTATACTGATGATGAAAAAAGAAGCAATATAGACACTATCCAAAAAGCATTGGATGCCGCTTCGGGCGATGATGATACAGAAGCGGATATCAGTATAATAAAAGACCTGAAAGATAAGAAAGTCAAGTGGCTTAAAGTTAAATCGGGAACAAAGCCAACTAAAACAAAGACCGAACTTCCTGTTGATCCTACAGGAAAAACAAAGGAACAACCTAAACCAAAACCAAATTAATGAAAAAGAAAAAAGAAAAATGTAGATGCAATGGACCAATGGACCATGTAAATGGGGTTTACAGATGCAACCGTTGCGGTAAAAATATTAAAAATATAAACATGCAACCATCGGTCTATGACAGTATACATAAAATTAAAATAACCTTCAGCAAAAAAGGAAACCATGAAAATTTTATCTGAAAAAGAAAACAAAGATGGATCTGTAACATTTGAAATGAATTTTAAAGAAGATGAAATTCAAATTTTGTTGGAGTATGCGGTCATACATATTTTAAAAGAATATGTTGAACGAGAGAAGACAAAAACAAAAACAAAATCAAAAAAATAAATTAATTTTATTGCTATCTTCTATAAGATGTGATTTACCAATCGGGTCCAGTAAAAATTTTATCTTCTGGATAAAGAATTTGTCTATCATTGTTTCTGCATCATATTGTAGCAAGCCATTAAATTCTTCCGGCCACGTATGAAATGTGATCGTATCGATATTAAAAGGGTTTTTCTTTACATATACAACTTTAGCCTTTAATCCTTCATGAATTGTCTCATATTTATCCTTTAATTTCAGATGGTTGAGAAGAATATTATAATTGAAAACACCTTTTACATGCCAAGGTGTTCCTTTCTTTGGTTTATCGCCGCTCAGATATTTTCTTATATTGTTTATGCCTATATTTGCTGCTAGGTCTTCGGGGGGCAATTGTTTTAGCTCTTTTTTATATTTTCGAATGGTGTTGGATATTCCTGTTTCTGGCATTTGTTTCATGATCATTTCCATGATCATTTTTAGGCGGGGTCTTATTGCTTCGGCACTATCTGACCTTACAATTTCAAGCCCTGTTACGCAGATTTCATTTTTTGGAATTCCATCTTTGTTCACTAGCCAATATGCATATTTTTTCTTTTTTACTGCAAGAAAGGTTTTGGCAATAATTTCCTGTTTGAATGAAATTTTAAAATCATGAACCTGAGAATTATAATCAATTAATTGTACTTCATTGAAAATTCTATTATCAATATATTTCTCCATGATAGAAGAAATTTTCTTTATTAACTTTATTTTATTTTCATCATCTGCAATCTTATTCCAATCATCATATATTCCTTTCTCTATAAACCATTTACCTAATCCTACAAATAAACTATCTGTATCACTATAATGAACTAAATCTAAAGAAGTTTGTTTAAGTTCTTTGTCGGAAAATTCTCTCACTACATTTATTAAATCTTCGGATGGATTATTTAGAATTTCATTGCAAAATTTTTGACCTTGCTTGATAGTATGTCTGCCGCCAGAAGTTATGGCTTCTGCGATGTTGACATTAAAATACCTACTATACGGAACCGCCATTATTCCAAAGAAAGCATTTAAGAAAATTTTCAATGCCCATTGTAGAGAATCCAATTCGCTTGCTCTGTCTAATTTATTCTTTTTTTCTATGGAATCTGGAAGTTTATTTGCTTCCATTTCAATTTGTTTTTTTAATCTATTAACTTCCTTGCGTTTAAAGAATACATTTTTTTCAACTTGTGCTACAACTCCCATTTTTGTAGTATTGAAAACACTGCCACAAGGGGCAACTGAGAGTAGCCCTTTCTTTAAAGCATTATTAAATGTGACTAATTTTTGATCTGAAATTTTTCTGGTTGACCATACTCCCTTTTCATCCTTCAATAAAATAAACTCATCAAATTCTCTCTTTCGGACATAGTGAACAACTTGCTCTTCCGTGAGTCCTGAAATTTTTCCAAAAAATGTTTCATTGGACATATTCAAAGTTATAATATGAGATGGATAACTGCTTGTTATATCAATATCTACAACCCATTCATGCAATCCAATATCAGGGTCTTTCACATATGCAGCTTCAAATGTTTCTTGATTGCCACCAAAGAAATGGGGGGCGCATAGTTTATTTCTTCTATAGTAAGTTATCATTGCCCCTTCAATCAATTGAGTCATGGCATTATAGTATTTCATGGGTGCTTTGGACAGCAGACTTAATGCTTGAATCAATCGAATGAATCCAAGTTTGTTTTCTAAATCATGAACTCTTTGGCAGTCAATTACGTTATATTCTATATGACCATTCCAATCGTCTTTTGCGAAATTATATAAGCTTTTATTTGATGTATCCTTTTTACCTAATTTTAATACATTTTTAGATACATAATCAAGAGTATATTTTTCTAACTTCTTTCCGTATTTTTTATAAACATCATAGTAGTCAAGGATAGTCATTCCAGCTATGTCTATATTATCATCATTGGTTTTCTTTTGTTTCCATAGGTTAACCACATTTACAGGGGATATGCTCTCATATATTTCTTTTCCTCTTTTTTCACCAAATAATCCTTTACATCGATTAATGATATAAGGCAAGTCAAATGACCATATATTATAACCACTTAAAACATCACATGGATGTGAATGCATAAACGACATAAACTTTATAAGTAATTCATCTTCGCTATTACATTTTATATACTCTATTTTTTCTTTGCCAGTATAATCTCTATTAGAAAATGGATCATACCCAAATGTTATTGTTTTATTTGTTTTGTTGTTTAGAATAGATATAAGAATTATAGGATCATTAGAAGTTTTATAGTCGGGGAATCCTTCATTGGATAATACTTCTATATCGATAAAATAAATTAGCAAATTAGGAACTGATATTTCTTCATCAGGAATGCCGTTATATGTTTCTGCAAGAAATTGTATTTCAGGTCTTAGATTATTTTCAAAAATATTTATATTTCCATGTTGTTCCTCTTGAAAATTACTGTAATCATAATAAGATTCAAAGTCTTTTTTGACTACTGATTGCCCGAAAATTGTTTTTATTACGGAACTATTTGATAAAACAAATAAATAGGGACTCCAATCTACTACCGAATAAAAATCTTCTCCATGTACTTGCTCCCATAGATGTATTTGTGAACGCTTAGTATCATACCATAAATTTTTAAAAATAGCCCCTCCTAAACAACAATAAAGTCATCCTCTGATAAAAAATCTGATTGATATGTTTGTATGCCCTTAAATGTAGAAAAATCTGTTTTTAATATTTCTATTCCTTGGTCATTGTAAAGGCAATATGCCGGATGAACAGTTACAATATATGGTATTTCTTTATTATCTAAATTGAATATCTTTATATTCCCTCTTTCTCTTAGAACTCCATAGGTATTTTTAGTAAAAAAATACTTAGCATAGTTGCCCAGACATATTATTTTCTCTGGATTAATAACCTTGATAAATTTCCTTAACCAATCTTGGCATAAATCTAATTCTTCTGGAATAGGTTTCCCATTTCGCATACCTTCTACTGGTCTACAATTTACAGAATTAATGATACAAAAATCTTCTCTTTTATAATTTAATTCTGTTAATACGTCTGTTAAAACTTTTCCCGCTGATCCTACGAATGGAATATTGCTTCTAGTCTCATGATATCCAGGTGCTTCACCAATTATTAAATATCTGGAGGAAGGAGTCCAATATGGTGTTGCTCTGCCATTAACATATAGCCCACATTTTTTACAAGTATAAATTTGTGTGCATAGTAATTTCAATAATTTTATTTGTTTATCGGTTAGCATTTGACCGTCTTCCTCTTCCTCTTGGTTCTCTTGGAATACGTTCTTCTTTTTGATGTAATTCTCTATTATCACCGGATACTTCTGATTCAGTTAGCCATAAATCTGTTTCGCTACTATCATACATTTTTAAACTCTTAGTGTCAATATACATTTTTCCTTGCTGACCTACTCTGCCGCCATGTCTATTTTTAGTTATTTTATATGACATTTCGTTTTGATAAACCATCGAATCTTCATCTAATCCCAATATTGCCATAAAATCTGATGTTGCTGCAAGCCCCATTGATTCTGCAATATAGTTATAATCCAATTCCTTAAAATGTACAAATGTTCCATCCCTGTTTAATTGTGAAACGGACACGACGGGAGTTTTAAAATCAAATGATAATGCTCTTAATTCTTCTGATACACTTTTGACTATTTCATACATATTCCTATCAGACTTTAACGCAGATTTCATTAAGTTTACATAGTCAACATAAATTATATCGGGGCAGATATTTCTCATTTTTAATTCTCTTAGATATGCTTTAAAATCTAATACCGTAGCTCTGCCTGTTGGGTATTCTTTGATAAATAATATTCCTCTGTTGCCTTTTTCTTTTACTTCTTTTAGTCTTTGTATCAATTTTCGTTTGTAGTCTTCAGAAGAATATATTTTATTAATATCCAGGCAAGAAAAAATTCCATCCATTCGTTGAGAAAAGGCATCCTGTGACATTTCCAAAGTTAATAGCGCAACATTATATCCCATCATAACTTGTCTTGCTGCAAAATTTGCCATTGTGTTGGATTTCCCCGCATGGATTTTTGCAGCTAATATATTCAGACTATAAGGGGGGAATCCACCAGTTATGAATTCATCGAAATCTTGAAACCCAGTAGGAACTCTAATAGTGCTGGTTGAAAATATTCTTACCAGTCTTTCTCTTAATTGACCAAAATAGTCTAATCCCAAATCTATTTTGATGTCTCTTGATAATGCATCTTCTATTTGTGCTCTTATATTTCCTCTTTTCTCTGGATTTTCCACATTATCAACAGCATCAACTATTGCACCTTTTAATGCTTTCTCTTTTAGATTATCGTTTGTCTGATCAAGCAAGAATTCGTAATGTTTGTTTATATCGAAATCAAGTGCATCTATATTTTCCAATATGTTCTTAATATCTTCTCTTATAGAATTGCTTGAATTTATTATGATTTCTTTAGAGGGAACTTCATTGTACTCGTTTACATATTGCTTGGAAAATTCAAAGATATATCTTATAGTTGGGTCATCAAAGAATTGAGGTTCATAAACCCTTGAAATCAAAATAAGAAAATCTTTATTGACTATCATACATTTTAGTATGACTCTTTCTAGAAAGTCACTATCTAATTTTTCCATACAAGGATATTTTACTCCAACATATTCAAAATGTAAATATCGATCTTTCGTTTTATGCTATTTTATGATATTATTTATGCTAAATAAGGGAGGGATAAAATGAGCGAAGAAGAAGAAATAAAAATGAGCGAAGAAGAAGAAATACTGGAAGCACTTAAAACAGAATATCCCATAGAATCCTTGCTGTCATTTAATGAAACGGATATCTCTGAACGATTACAAGAAAATACTCTGATGATAATTAAATACAAAGAATTGTATTACAGAGAATTGCAGAAATTAGAAGAATTAGAAGGCAAGGAGGAATTGCTTATAGGGTTGAGATATAAATATTATAGGTTTGAAGACGAACATGAATGGCAAAAACCAGAAATAGAGAAATTTTGTCTCCCATCCGATAAAAAAATAATTTTGATGAAAAGGATAATTTCCAAACAAAAAGTCAGAGTAAGATTTTTTGATATTGCTTGGCGGGCCTTTGAACAAATGGGATGGAGGATGAAAACATATTCAGACCGTGAGAGAGGTGGGTTGTAATGGGTTACAAGCCAATTCCGATAGCCCTTGTATGTTCTCCCGTTCAGGAACATATAGAAGCAAAATTAATCCTGAAAGATCATAAGAAAATTAGAATAAGAACCAACTCGCGCAAGTATATTACTTCGATGATAGAGGCATTTACAAGGCACGTGCCGGGATATTATCACATGCCCCTATATAGAAGTGGATCATGGAATGGAAAATCGTGTATGATAAACGGCACTAATCATACATTTCCATATGGGCTATTACTTGATTATATCAGATTTCATAGAGAAATTTGGCCCGATATAAAATTAGAGATAGACGAAGAAGTTAAAAAAATGTTCAGAGGATTTCCGTTAGAAGTAAAGTATGATTTGAAATTACAACCTAGACCATACCAGAAAGAATCAATAGAAATATGTCTTAAATATGCCAAGGGAATAATTCGTAGTGCTACTGCATCAGGAAAGTCGGCAGTTATATCCTATATTATCAAGAACTTAATGGATAATAAATTGATAAAAAGAGCATTGATTGTTGTGCCTTCCATTTCTCTAATAGAACAATTCCATGGTGATATGATAGATTATGGAATGAAATATGATATAGGAAAGGTATTTTCAGAAATTCATGAATGGAATAAAGAGATAGTAATATCAACGTGGCAATCACTTTCAAAAAGCCATAAGATGCTTCCAAATTATGATATGGTCATAGTTGACGAAGTACATCAATGCAAATCGCATGAATTAAAGAAAATAATGTCATTATCTCATGCTCATTATAAGTTTGGGTTTACGGGAACATTGCACATAAATGATATAGATAACTGGAATACAAAAGCATATATAGGACCGATTTTAAAGGAATACCCATCGGGCCTCTTGGCAGACCAAGGATTTATAAGCAAATGTAATGTAAAAGCAATACTGATAAATTATTTAAACAAACCTACGGGAACATATCGTGATATAAAAGATGTGATTTTTAGGAATCAATTTCGGTTGAAATTTATAGCAGAATTGGTGCAGTCATTGGATCATAATGTATTGCTTTTAGTGGGATTGTTGGATGAAGGGCATATGTTGAAAAAATGTCTGGGAACATATACAAAAAAAGAAGTGGTATTTTTATCAGGAAAAGATGATGCAGATATTAGAGAGGAATGGAGACAGAAAATGATGAAAGGAAACTCTAATATTGCTTTGATAGCAACCTATGGAATAATGGCTCAAGGTATAAACATTCCCAATCTGAAATATATGGTAATGGCATCTCCGTTTAAAGCAAAAATAAGAGTCCTTCAAAGTATCGGAAGAACTCTTAGAAAACATGACGATAAACAGGAAGGATCATTTGTTTTTGATATATGTGACCAAGTAAAGTTTCTGAAAAAACATGGTGAGATAAGACACAAATTCTATCAAACAGAGCAATTCAATATAGAAGTACAGGAAGTCAACGAAGGGTAATGCATTTATCTTTTCCATGCTTCAAATGGTTTTATTTTAGAAAATTGTTTTTTAAATTCTGATAGAGGCATAATTCTTACTTTATCAAATCCAAATTGCATACCCGTTAG